TGCAGCGAGCGACAAGATACATCGGTCAACCCACCCCCCCCATGCACGCTCCGACAAACGACAGGGGGTGCTATGTTACTCCCCAGATATATTTTATCACCTAAAAGGCTTTTTTTTTTGCGTTCATTTGACTTATGGGAACTATAAGTGTATGTTTTCGTTACACTTATATGCCAAAAAAGACAAAGAAAAAGACGGAAGTGATTAAGCAGGCTACAAAAAACGCACATGATAATCCTTATTTAAAGGATTTTCTTGCCGACTATGAAGAAGAGACTGGCTTAAAAACACGTTTTACTGCTCAAAAGGATAAGTTTCTGGCATATTTAGTTGCAAACAACGGATTTATTTCACACGCATCTAAAGAAATGGGTTATTTCCCAGCATCAGTAAGATTTGCAATGAAAGGCGACCCTGCATTTCAGCAAGCGGTCAAAGAAATACAGCAAGGATTCTTGACTGAACGCTTGGATGAACTCGAAAAAATATCATTTACGCAGGCAGCAAAAGCTGGCAATGTCACAGAACGTATCTTTCAGTTAAAGGCACACGACCCAAGCAAGTATAGAGATCGTGTCAATCAACAAAATACACAGGTCAATGTGATGGTTTCTGGCACATCACCAAAGGATAGGGCAGCAGTATTAAAAAAAATGAAGATAAACTAAGCAGATTGGAACAAAAAGTAATCCGCGAAAGCATATGTATGTCTCCTAGAGAGATATTCGAGATATATTTACGAGATAGCTTTGGTTTAAGCTCATTTATGGCAAATGAAGCTACAGAATTTGCGATAGATCTATTTCATTTAGATAAAACTGGCAAGTTGCCTATTGATTGGGAACTATGGTATAGGAATCAGGCTTAGTGGACGTTAATATATCCTACAGGGACGGTGAAGGCAACCCTACATCGCCATTAGACCATCAGGAAGAGTATCATTTATTTACAGGATGGAGTAAGCATCAGGTGCTTGCTGGTTCATTGGGTACTGGTAAAACAGAGGCAATGTGCATGGAGGCAATCCACCAGAGTGCTGCATTTCAAGGTAATTTAGGTTTAATGGGCAGAAAAGTGTTGGATTCATTCAAAAAATCTACACTGATACAGTTGCTCGATCTTGGTCAGGGTTTTATTGAAAAACATCGCGCCCAAGACCGAGAAATTATCTTTAAGAACAGGTCAAAGATCGTGTATATGGCGTTGGATGACTCCAGAGATTCGATTCAACGCATCAAATCAATGAATTTAGGGTGGTTTGCCTTTGACCAGATCGAAGAAATGACTGAAGCGACATTTATAGCTGCTGCGGGTCAAATGCGTAGAAAAAATGCCATGCGTTGCAGTTTCCATACTTGCAATCCAGCAGGTCACGACTGGGTATGGAAGCGATGGAAGAAGGATAAAGAACAGCAGAATAAGAAAAAAGGCGATTACAGACTGATTGAAACGATGACTTGGCAGCCTGGTATGCCCCCTCCACAAACCGATGATGAAGTAAGATTGCATTCAGACAATCCTCATTTGCCCGCAGACTATATAAAGCACCTATTGTCTATGCCAGATCAATGGGTCAACCGATATGTGTACTGTAGTTGGGATGATTTTGCAGGATTGGTTTACCCTGAGTTCAAAGAAAAGTCCCATTGTATTAAATCGTTTGATATACCTAAGTGGTGGAATCACTATGTGGTGTATGATTATGGGTATCGTAACCCAAGTTCCATTCTTTTTGCAGCTACGGATGAGGAGGGTACTATTTTTATCTATGATTTGATTTATGAGTCAGAACACACCATTGAAATGTTGGTTCCAAAGGTAGAAAGAAGGTTAAAAAGTGGTGTGGATTATACATTTTTAGCAGACCCCAGTATTGTTAGAACGGAAAGAGATGGCAATAGCGTTGCAGATGAGTGGTATGATTACGGAATTGAGTGGGAAAAAGCAAATAACGATAAACGTGCTGGGTTTGAACGAGTCTCCAGTTACTTGAAACTTGATGACAATATGAGACCTAAGTTATTGTTTTTTAACAAATTAAATATGAAACCTTTGGTGGAAGAAATCGTTGACTACAAATGGAAGGAACTTAAACATGGATTTGAAAGTAGGAACCTACCCGAAGAACCTGTTAAAAAGAATGATCACGCAATGGATTGTCTCCGTTACCTTGTCCATTATGTCGAGGATAGCTTTTCTCCCAGCGAACCTAGTGATGACTACGGTCTTTGGGGTTTTCCACAAAATAAACGAACAAGTTGGATGAGTGCATGAATTTACACGAAGTACATGAAGTTTTTGAAGCAATGTTAGAAAATGATTCTCATTGGATGAGTTCAGCAGAAGAATCAGCCAGATTTTATACTGGTGGTTTTGGGACTGGTCAGTGGGAGGAATCAGACTTGCAAACATTACGCGCAGAAGGTAGACCTCCTTTGCAGTTAAATATTATCCTACCCAAAGTGAATTTAGTCACTGGAGTAGAGAGGCAGGGGCGTTCTTCATGGAAGGCGCGACCTGTAGAGTCGGATGATGAGAATGAAGCAATGCTTACAACAGCTCTTTTATATCATTTAGATAGAAATCGCAAGTTACAGAGTTTATTTAGTCGTGTTTTTAAGGATGGAGTTATCACTGGGCGAGGTTGGGTCGATGTTTGCGTTGAGCCAGGCAAATTCTATGATGGTGAGTTAACCATTAAACGAGAATCATGGGCAAATGTCCACATTGATCCTGAGTGTAGAACTCCAGATACAAAAGATTGGAATTATTTAGCGCGTACCAAATACCTTACACTGAATCAGTTGCGCTCTATGTATCCTGATGCGGTAGGAGATATGGAGAATGTAGAGTCATTTTTAGACGTTCCATCAGAGTTAGGAGAAGAAATCGGTAGTTATTATCGCAATGCAGAGCCAATTAACCCTGCGTATCATTTAGATCCCGCACATCGTAAGGTTCGCGTGTTGGAGATGTGGAATCGCGAGTACGAAAAAGAGCATTTTATCATTAATAAGGCTACTGCAAGATTTTCTCCAACAGGTTTTAAGAGCAAGAGAGGTGCAGAGAATCAAATAAAAGAACTGCAAGCAATGGAAGAAGCTGCAAACATGCCAATGAAAACTGAATTTGGTGTTATCAGTCGAGTAGTTCCAAAAACCTACGTTACGTTATCTGCTGGTATGAAAATATTGCAGGAAAAAAAGAACAATCCATACATGCACAACGAATTTCCACTTGTTCCATACTTTTATCACTTTGAGGATATGGGAGATACCATAGAGACTTTTGGGATTGTTGAGAATATGAAAGACCCTCAAAGAGAAAAAGATAAAAGACGTTCACAGATGCTTGACATCATTAATAGATCACCAAGAGGGGGTGGTGTATTTTCTGGAAATAAGGTTTCTCAGGAAGAAATGAATGAAGCCTCCACAACAGGTAGGTGGATTGGTATTCCAGGCTTTAAAGGGCGAATTACAGACTTTATGCAGCAATGGTCAAACTCTCACTTGTCTATTGTAGGTAGTATTGCTGCAATGGAACAAAAAGCAGAGTTTGATGCAAAAGAAATTAGTGGAGCTACCGATCCAATGATGGGTGTTGCTACGTCAACAAAAGAGAGTGGTATTGCAGCTCAAACCAGAATTAGGCAAGGAATGATGACCTTGCAGGAGCAAATGGAAAACTTGGACATGACCAAGACTACCGTATTGATGCAGGCACTAAAGAATATGCAACAATTTTACACTCCAGATAAGATTAAAAGAATTATAGGTGCAGAAACCGAAAAAGCACAGTCTCCAGAAGAATTAGAGGTCATCAATGAGACAATCAATAAGTTTCTTACCAACTTTGAAAAATTTGAATTTGATATTGTTCTTGATAAGGGCGAGAACTCACCAACTATGAAAGCTGCCAAAGCGCAGCAGGTGGGCGAACTTGTCAGGAATGGATTTTCCAGTTTGTTTCCGCTTTATGTAGAACTTTCAGACATGGATGCTGGACGGGAGATCCTAGAAAAATTTGAAGAAGAACGATCCTCACAAATGCAAGCGCAGCAAGCACAGCCTATGGCTGGTAAGGATAAATCGTGATTCATAACACCCCCGAAACAAAGGACAAGGTACAATGGAAGAGCAAGTAAACTACATTGATGAGGCTAAAGAATTGAGTGGTACTGCCACAGATTCTCCAGAATCAAATGTAACAGAGCAAACAGCAGAGACACCCGTAGAAGAAACAAAACGCTATGAGGTCGGAGACAGAGAATTTTCCTCTGTGGATGAATTAGTAGAGTATGCTTCAAATACAGATAAGTCTTATAGGAATCTTCAGGAACTCAATGGCAGGCAGACCAATGAACTTGGTGAACTGCGTAAGTCTCTTGATGAAATTAGGACGAATACTACCCCAAAGGAAGTAGAGCAAGAACTACCAGAATATGATCCATATGATCTTAATACGATTTTACCGCATATCTCTAAACAAATAGAAAATAAGTTCGCTGAAGAGCGTAAAGTACAAGAAAGAGAGATCAATGAGAGTAGAATGAAAAAAGCTCAACAGGATATGATTGATGGTTTTATTAAGTCTCACCCTAATATGTCCAATGAAGAACTCCAAGCTGTTGCAAAATTCGGAGATGAGCGTGGAATTGCACAAATTGAAGATGCGTACATGCTTATGACAATACAACAGGAGAAAAACAAAGCTAAGACGGAAGGTGTCAAGCAAGTAACAGAAAAGCTGACCCAAGCAGATGAAGTGCCAACTACACTATCTAATGCTACGGGTGGTAATAAAACTGCTATTGATTTTGATGCTATTTCTCAGGCAGATTGGAATAAATTACCTGAAGATGTCCGTACGCAGGCTTTGTTGGAATCCTAAATAATATAGGAGTTTATGATGAGCTGGGATACAGGCTTAAATGTCTCCAGATGGGCGAAGCAACTTGCGTATGAAGTTGGAAAAGAGATTTATTTCTCAAAGTTCATGGGGGACACATTTGAATCAATGATCGTGTCTAAATCTATGCCAGAGGGCAAAGGTAAAGATATGACTTTTGGTTTGGTAGGATACACAGGAACAGCAGTAACTGGTGATAGTGCATTAGAAAGTAACGAACAAAATCTTACTTCTAATGAAGTAACTGTCACTACTGCACAAAGGCGTTTTGGTGTTATAAACGCAGGTAACTTTGACGATAGTAAGGTGCTTTATAACTTCCGTTCTGAAGCGCTTGCACAGTTAAAGAGACAGTATGCTGAAGATCACGATGCACAGATTTTTAGTGCATTAACAAAAACATCAGGTGCTGGTGCTTATCTAAGAGCAGATAATGGTGCAAATACATCTGTATATGCAGCTACAGACCCGAAAGCAGCTTTAGCTGCTGCCGATCTTGCAATACCAGGGGATATCTCAAAGCTAAAGAAGATGGCTATGCTTGGAACTACAAAGAGTTACAAGATGAAGCCTATTAGAGTAGAAGGCAAAGATTACTATGTATTATTGCTTCATCCAGAAGCTGCATACGATCTTGCACAAAACTCCACATGGAGAAATGCACAGCAATATGCCAATATTCGCGGTGAAAGTAATCCAATCTTTTCTGGTGCTTTAGGTGTATATGATGGTGTTGTTGTCCATGAACATGAAGGCATTACTACCGCAGCAGATGGTGGTGGAGCTTCTGTTAAGTATGCTCGTAACCTATTCTTAGGTGCTGGAGCTGCTTGCCATGCCAAAGTTGATAACATGAGCTGGGTTGAAAAAACCTTTGATTATGGAAATAAACTAGGTATTGCAGCAGGTCAGATCTACGGAGTAGGAATGAGTACGTTTGACAGTAAGGATTATGCTGTTATTCAGTATATCACAACAAGGACTGATCTGTAATCAGTAACTAACTAAGGGGCGGGCATTTTGCTCGCCCCGCCTTAGAGAGATTATGACATTAAGCGAAATAAGAACTGAAATAAGAAACATTACTGGAGTGGATGAAACTTCTGTTGTTGCAGATTCTGTGTTAACAGATTTGATCAATAAAGGTCAGTCGGTTTTAGCAGACGAAGCAAATTTATTTTTAGCCTATGGAGATGTGGATACCACAGCAAACACTTCAGGCTATCGTATGTACACTGAGGGTGTCTTTACTACAACCAGTTGGGCATTAAGAGAAAACGGTGTTACAGTAGGATCTGGAAGTGCAGATTCTACTTTAAAGAATATGATTAGAATTTATCGCGTGAACTATGATAATAATCAAGTCACAAGAATAGGTGAAGATCAGATATATAATGTTGAAGATGAGATCTCTGATGTGAGTATGCCTTCTTCATATGGTTATTTTATTAGAGGAAGTATGTTGCATTTATTTCCTGCTCCTAGCGAAGTGAAGACACTAAGAGTTTTTTATTACGCTATGCCTACAGTATTGTCTGGAGATACAGATGTGCCATTGTTGGATTCTAGGTATCACGAATGTCTAATATATTATGGTGCTTGGAAAGTCATGGAACGGTTGCGAGACATTAATATGATTCCATATTTCAAAAATGAATGGAATGAATGGAAAGAAAAGATCATAATGGATCGTCAAAGAAGGGCAGGAGAGCCTACATTTAATATTGCATATAAGGATTTTTAATGCCAAGACTAAGGATAAGAAACTTCTCTGGTGGTCTGGTAACCAATCAATCTGAGTTTGATCTTGCTGAAAATCAATATACTGCATTTGAAAAGGTAGTAAATAAAAAACCAGGTCGTTTGGAAAGACCAAATGGTGAGCAAACAGTTAGTGCAAATGCTACCATATCAGATGTTCAGACTGAACTACTATTATATCGCACTGAAAAAACTGCTCAGGATACAGATGTGTCTACTAAATGGTGGGTTTTTGGCAATGGAACTGTTTTAAAAAGGCAAGATAATTCTACAGGTACTGGTGGTAGTTGGGTTGATCTTACTACAGGCTGGACAAATTCTCCTATTTATGATTTTCTGGTACATAATCAGGTATTGCGTGTATCTGATGGTAGTTTTACAAACAATACAAAATGGTATGGTCATATTAAGAGAGGGTATTTAGGCAACACAGACTCATCTAATTACACTACTGGGTATGCGTTTTGTCCTCCACCAATGAACGCACTTGTAAATGATTGGAAATTAAAAAATGCAAAATTGCAACCTCCTACTGTGGTCAGAATGGGGTATGCTTTTGATCAGAGTAATGAGGTTAATTCTGCAAGAGAGGTTGGTTTATATATTCATTACCCAGATGGAACTAGCGAAGTAGATGAAAAATTATTAGACGATGTGAGTAATGATACATTTAAGACACACGACAAATATACAGTCACATTTGTTTACGATTATGTTCAAGAATCTGAACTGGCAAGAGATGATAAAGGGAACATCGGAATAGAATCTTATGATTCCGTTCCTAACAATGGTGCAACTTGCCCTGGAATACAGGTAGTTCTATATACTGGATCTTCTTTAGCAAACCTTAATGAAAGAATTACCAATATTAATATATATTGGCAACCAGAGGGAGATGTTGACTGGTATCTAGTAGAAACATTAGACATTGATAGTGGTTTTAAAGAAAGTCCATTAGCGGAATCAGCAAATTCTATAGTTAACAGTGACAATAATAATAATGGGTTATGGATTCCCTGCATGGGCGTTTATACTTCTCAAAACCATTACGCTAACGTAGCTTCTGAATCAGGGAATACATTAACACTTGGATTAGATACTCCTAATGGATTTGCTGCAAATGAATTAATGTTTGTTTCAAAAGGTCAGACTGCCTATCTCACATCAGATGTGTTTCCAATTATCGGCAAAACTTGCACTAGGATTGGAAACATCAAATCTATTTCCATTGCCACCGATAGAGAAGTCTCTACAGGTCATAGTAGTAACAATATCACAATGGTCAATCACATTAATGAAACAAATGCGTTTACGATCAGTGGAGCGAGGGCATATGCAGTTGCTGCATCTTCAGTAAAAGTAGCAACTTGGTATCTTCCTTACGATGGATTAAAACTAGCCACATACAACTCATTGACTGGTAGAGCAGCAAAAACAAATCTTAAAGAATTAAAGTGGAACACATCTACAGTAGTAAATAATAGAGGATATTATGCTGATGTAGATACGGTAGATGAAAACGATCAAACATTAAGAGAAAAGAATAGAGTGTATTTTACAGATCCATTTCAGTTGGATGTCATTCTGCCTAGTCGATATTTTGATGTAGGCACAAATGACGGAGATGAGATCATAAAGATAT